GGCGTGCTGATCGACGAGCTGTGGCTGTTCGGCAAGCGGGCCGACGCCGACTCCATGCTGCGCGAGGTGATCGGCGGGCTGGTGTCGCGGCCGGAAGGCTTCGTGATCTACCTGTCGACCCAGTCCGACGAGCCGCCGTCCGGGACCTTCAAGTCGAAGCTCAACTATTTCCGCGGCGTGCGAGATGGCCGGATCGAAGATCCGCGCTCGATGCCGGTGCTCTACGAGTTTCCCGAGCCGATGGTGGTGTCGGGCGCCTGCCACGATCCGAAGAACGTTTACGTCACGAATCCGAACCTCGGCGTTTCGGTCGATCGCGAGTGGCTCGAGGACGAATATCGGAAGGCCGCCGAGGCCGGCGAGGCCGAGCTCCGGGTGCATTGCTCGAAGCACCTCAACATCGAGGTCGGACAGGCGCTCTATTCTGACGCCTGGGTCGGAGCTTCCTATTGGCAGGACGCCGCCGACACGTCGATCACGCTCGATTCCATGATCGAGCGCTGCGACGTGGCGGTGGTGGGGATCGATGGCGGCGGACTGGATGATCTCTTCGGTCTCGCCGTCATCGGCCGCGACAAGGTTACCCGCGATTGGCTGCTCTGGGGCCGGGCCTGGGCGCATACCGACGTGCTCGAGCGTAACAAGGTGGTCGCCGCGCAGCTCCGCGACTTCGTCGACGACGGCGACCTGGTGATCTGCGACCGCTCGACCCAAGACGCGATCGAGGCGGCTGACATCTGCGCCAGGCTTGGCGAGGCCGGGCTACTCCCGGAGAAGTCAGCAATCGGCATCGACCCGGCCGGCGTCTCGACGGTGGTCGATGCGCTGGCCGAGCGCGGCCTCGCCGAGCGCCTGGTGGCGGTGCCGCAGGGCTACCGCCTGCAGCCGGCGATCCACGGCCTCGAGCGCAAGCTGAAAGACGGCACGCTGTGGCACGGCGGCCAGGCGCTGATGGCCTGGTGCGTCGGCAACGCCAGAATCGAGCAGCGCGGCAATGCGGTGCTGATCACCAAGCAGGTGGCGGGCAAGGCGAAGATCGATCCGCTGGTGGCGGCCTTCGACGCGGCGATGCTGATGAACCGCAATCCCGAGCCGCTCTATCGGCCGACCTATCAGGTGCATTTCTTCGACGGGAGGATCTGATGAACCGCGCTTATTCGGTGCTCGACATCAAGGCCGTCGACGAGGAGAAACGCGAGATTCGCGGCATTGCCTCGACGCCAGCGCCGGACCGCCTCGGCGACATCGTCGAACCGGGCGGCGTCAAGTTCGCGCTGCCGATCCCGTTGCTGTGGATGCACCAGAGTGCCGCTCCGATCGGCCATGTCACCGAGGCCAAGGTGTCGAAGGACGGCATCGAGATCGCCGCCCACGTCGTCGAGGGCGTCGACGCCGAGATCGACAAGGCGTGGCGATACATCAAGTCGAAGCTGGTGCGCGGCCTGTCGATCGGCTTCCGGGCGCTCGAGAGCGAGCCGATCAACGCCAAAGAGCCTTGGGGCGCCCAGCGATTCAAGTCATGGGAATGGATCGAGCTGTCGGCGGTGACGATCCCCGCCAACGCCGAAGCCAACATCCACACAGTCAAAAAATTTGACACCGCGACGGCCTTCGCTGGCGAGCGCGGCGTCGTCCTGTCCGGCACCTCGGGCACAGCAACCCTGAAACCAGAAAGGACAAAACCGATGAACGCGCAAGTTCCAATCGCCGAGAGGATCTCGGCATTCGAGGCGTCGCGCGCCGCCAAGGCCGCCCGCATCGTGGCGATCGTCGCCGAGGCGGACGGCACTACGCTTAACGAGAGCCAGAAGGAGGAATACGACACGTTGAGCGCCGAGCTCGGCGAGATCGACGAGCACCTGGTGCGGCTGCACGAGGCCGAGCGGCTCAACAAGAGCGCGGCGAAGCCGGTCGGCGAGACGCTGCCGGCGCCGGTCAAGCCGAAGCTCACGCCGCTCGTCCAGGTCAAGGGCGGCAACCTGCCGCAGGGCACCGCCTTCACCCGCTTCGCCCAAGCGTTGGCGCGTGGCAAGGGCGACCTCAACAGCGCGGCGGTCTACGCCAAGCAATGGAGCGACACGCCGGATGTGGAAATCGTGCTCAAAGCCGCGGTGGCCGCCGGCACAACGACCGATGCGACCTGGGCGAAGCCGCTGGTCGAATACCAGTTCATGGCGTCGGAATTCATCGAACTCTTGCGCGGTGCCTCAATCGTCGGCCGGCTCGCCGGACTGCACCGGGTGCCGTTCAACGTCAAGATTCCGCGGCAGACCGCCGGGGCCTCGGCGGGGTGGGTCGGCGAGGGTGCGCCCAAGCCGCTGTCGAAGCTGGCGTTCGATGCCATCACCATGCCGTTCAACAAGGTCGCGGTGATCGTCGTCATCACCGAGGAACTGGCGCGGTTCTCCAATCCGAGCGCCGAGGCGCTCATTCGCAACGACCTGATCGCGGCCATCACGCTGTTCATCGATAGCCAATTCCTCGACCCGGCCAAGGCACTGGTCGCCGGCACCTCGCCAGCCTCGATCACCAACGGCGTGGCAGGGCAGACCCCGTCCGGCACCACGCTTGACGCGGCCTTTACCGACCTCGCCAAGCTGGTCAACCTGTTCGCCACGTCCAATCACGCCATGTCGTCCATGGCGTGGGTGATGACGCCGGCGCGGGCCGCCACCCTGGGATTGTCGCGCAACGTCATGGGCGTGCCGGAATTCCCAGGCCTTGGTGCCTCGGGCGGGACACTGATGGGCTTCCCGGTCGTCACCTCGACCAACATCGTGCCGGGTGCCACCGGCGATCGGATCTTCCTGATCGAAACTTCGGAGATTCTGTTCGCCGACGAGGGCATCACCCTCGATACATCGCGGGAAGCGTCGGTGCAGCTAAACGATGCACCGGACAACCCGGCCACGGCGACGACGGTTCTTGTCAGCCTGTGGCAGAACAACCTGGTCGGCATCAGGGCCGAGCGGTTTGTCACCTGGCTGCCGCGCCGCACGGGCGTCGTGCAGTGGATCGAGAACGCCGCCTACGTTCCGTAAGACCTCCCGAGCTTGGCCGGCCGCTGGGCGTTGCGGCCGGTCCCTTTTTTGAGAGGACGTTTCACATGAAACTGGTGGCTCAAGGCACGCTGCGGTTCGGCCTCAAGCGCTATGAGCACGGCGAGCAATTCACCGCGCCGGACAGCTTCGGCCGCGCGCTGGTCGCCAGCGGCAAGGCGGTGGCGATTGACGAAGCAGTGGGGGAGAAGGCCGCACCTGAGGCACCCGCAAAGGGCAAGAAGACCTACAAGACCCGCAAGCTCGAGGCCGAGGACACCTGACGGTGCGCTTCCTCGGACTCGAGATCACCTGGAAGGCGGCGAACCCGCCGCAGCCGGTCAACACCTGGAGCGGCTGGAACGGTTGGTGGCCGATCATCCGCGAGCCCTATACCGGCGCCTGGCAGAAGAACGACGAGATCCGCCTCGAGGACTGGCTCAGCTACTGGCCGGTGTTCCGCTGCATCGAGCTGATCGCCTCCGATGTCGCCAAATGCCGGCTGAAACTGGTCAGCCAGGACAACAACGGCATCTGGAGCGAGGCCGAGAGCCCGGCCTTCTCGCCGGTCATCCGCAAGCCGAACCTCTACCAGAACCGTATCCAGTTCTTCACCTGCTGGGTGCAGTCAAAGTTGATCCACGGCAACACCTATGTGCTCAAGCAGCGCGATCAGCGCGGCGTGGTGATCCGGCTGCATGTTCTCGACCCGACCCGGGTGACGGTGCTCGCCGCACCAGATGGTGCGCTGTTCTATGAGCTGCGCGGCAACTGGGATCTCTACAGGCTCACCGGCGACCGATTTGACGGCCAGGACAATGCGCTGATCACCATTCCATCGCGCGAGATCATCCACGACCGCGAGGACCCGTTCTATCACCCGCTCATCGGCCTCTCGAAGATGTATGCCGCCGGCGGCCCGGCCCAGCACGGCATGTCGATCCAGACCAATGAGATCAACCTGTTTTCGAACGGCGCCAGGCCGGGCGGCATCGTCTCGGTGCCGGGCGCGGTATCCGACGATACGGTCAAGCGCATCAAGGACCTGTTCGACCAGAACTACGCCGGCGTCAATGCCGGTCGCACCGCAGTGCTCGCCGACGGCATGAAATACGAGGCGACCGCGTTCAAGGCGGTCGACGCCCAGGTGACCGAACAGTCGAAAGCCGCGGCCGAGGCGATCTGCGCGGTGTTCGGCGTGCCGCCCTACAAGCTGGGACTGGGTCCCATGCCGACCGCCAACAACGTCGAGGCGCTCGATCAGCAATACTATTCGCAGTGCCTGCAGGTGTTCTTCGAGTCGATC